ACTGATATTCTAGCTCGCTTTTAACGTGGTTCGCGGCACGTTGATTTTGTCGCTAAGTAATAGCAATCTACAGCGCCATAATCAAAACGTACATCGTCTTTTCCGATACATTTTTTAAATCTTGGTCTGGTAATACCTGAGAAAGCCCATTGATGGTCTTTCATCCGTTCGATAAGTTCATCCACATTGTTAAAACTTCCAAGGTAAAACTTTCAGTGCCCGTTGTAGACGAAGTAAAGATTTAACATCAATACCTCCTATCCTTCATCCCTGCAGGATACACAAAGCACCTACCTGTCGCTCCCTCAAAAATGCGACTTGATAGAGCACCATTCCCAAAATCATCCGAGTAAAGCTCCTTGATTTCTTCGCTACTCAAATTCGTGTTGATAATCGTATTTGTCCGATTATCAAGAACCTTGAACAATATCTGATGCGCCCACTCATTCCGCTTCGTATCAGCCTTGCGACTCTCTTTCCCAAGGTCGTCCAAGAAAAGGAAGTCAACCTCAGACAGTAGCTTGACCATCTTTGCTTCTGAAAAGCCATTGTCAAACTCAAAGCTTTCACGGATTTTATCAAACAAGGTCACCACTGACACAAAGAGCACACTTTTCGGTTCATCATAAGACTTAAATTGTTCATTGAGAAACCGAGCCAAGCCATAAGTCAGATGACTCTTACCAACACCAGACGGACCAGTGATGATGGCATTTCCAACTGTACCTTTGGCATATTCACGTTCCAACCTCTTCACAAAATTCATAGCCTTTTCATCAATATCGACCTGAATCTCATAGTCATGTAGTGACTTGCTGGCCAGCTTACTTGAAACAATACTATCGCGAGCAAAGACCTCGTAAGTATCCGATAGTTTACTTTTGACCTCGGATTCCATATTTAGTTGCTTTTCAAAGCGTCGGATATTCTCTTTTTCACATTCAGGACATTGACTGATTTCCTCAACTTTGGACTTAATGGGAATTTTAACAGACCAAAGATGGCATCCATGGATTTCACAGACATCATCAAGAACTGTTCTGGTTTTGAATTGTTTAAACTGTTTCATTTAAAATCCTAACCTTTCATCAACTGTTGATTGAAAAGAGTGAGCTTTTCGTGGCATAGGCTGATTCAGATAATTATCCATCTTGTTGCCGAAAAGCGTTTGTGGTTGAAGATACTGCTCATACTCTGTACCTTTCCACTTAGCGACCATG